TACTTCATTTTCAGCTACTAGAACTGGTACGGGGTCAGCTGTCTCTAATCAGCCAAGCACTAGTAATGGCCTAGCCTCACAAATATTATTTGAAACTGGTAAAGGGGATGAATGGAGAATTACACGGCTTTATTTAGCATTTAATGTTTCAGCTTATGCAACAGGATATGCAATTACAAATTTAAAACTATATTATACACCTACTCTAACTACAACAACTAGTTTTAAAATTGCAGTTATAAAATCTACTGCCCAAGGGGATGCTAATGCAGATTTAGCAACTAGTGATTATTATACTCCTTTAGATTATGGTGTAGATTATGCTGATAATGATGGAACAGATATTTGGGCTGATAGTTCCTCATTAAGTTATTTTGATTTAAATTCAACAGCTATTACGGCTTTTAGTAACAGTTATATTAAATTAGCAATTGTAGAATATACACATGATTATAGCAATGCTGCACCTACATTTGCTACAGATTGGAAAGCACAGTGGAATCCAAATTCATCTGTACCTTATTTAAGTTTTACAGCAACTGCTACAGGATGGGATTATGGAGATATAAATGGAATTACTTCTCCTTCAGATGAACTTAATGCTCTGGCGTACACAGATATAGCGTATGTAAACAACATACCATTTACCCCATAAGTAAAAAATATTAAAACTACGTAATAATAAATATAACACCTATATAAAATACACCCGGCCCGGGTAAGGGCATAACCAATTATTAATTAAAACCAAAACCAATGACGTTTTATTACCAGACTAGTTCGTGGAATAGTCAACCACAAATTTCCGAAGAAACCATTAACCTTTGGAAGCATCTTTCAGAAAAGAAAAGCTGGAGGATAGTTCAATTACCCAATGGATTTTATCAAACCGAGTACCAAAGCCTTGAAAAAGAAGAAACTTGGCACGACGTAACCCGAAGAGAAACTATAGAAGGGGCAGAACAAGCTATTGATTCATCAGTAGAACACTATGCTAAGAAAATGGATTTCTTAAAAGGACCAAAAGTCGTGAAAACCTTTAAATAAGAATTCAATCAAATTAAATTTAATTAAATTATGTCAGACTTAATAGTCAAAAATCTTAGTTTTGGTAACGAAGCTAAAGATCAAGTATTTAAAGGAATAGAAAAACTCACTAAAGCTGTTAGTTCCACTTTAGGGGCTAGCGGCAAGTGTGTTATAATGGAAGATAGTAGTGGTAACCCAATAATAACTAAAGACGGGGTGACTGTTGCTGATTCTATAGTCTTAAGAAATCCTATAGAAAATATGGGTGCAACTTTATTAAAAGAAGCTGCGCGTAAAACAGTAAGAGAAGCTGGCGATGGTACAACAACTGCAACTTTATTAGCATATGCAATATTAGAAGAAGCATATAAACTAGAAGATAAACTTTCCATAAGAGAAATAAAAGATGGAATAAATAATGCAGTAAAAAAAGTAATTGATTACTTAAAAGATATTAGTGTACCGGTAAAAGATAATATGATAGATCAAATCGCCACTATATCTACTAACAATGATAAGGAATTAGGGAAGCTGATAGCAGATGCTTTCCGATCAGTTGGAGAAACTGGAATAGTAATGATGGAATCCTCTGCATTGGGGGCAACAGAAGTTGAAATGGTTGAAGGAGTAGAATATGAAAAAGGATATGCCCATGCTAATTTAATTAACAACAAAGAAAAAAATACAGTAGAACTAGATAATACTCTAGTTTTAATAATGGAATCTAAAGTGGATTCTATTAGGCAAATTCAACCTGTATTAGAATATATAATAAAGGGTAATAAATCTCTACTAATTATAGGAGAAATTGATACCCCTGTATTATCTGCTTTAGTAATGAATAAAATGAAAGGAAATATAAAAGTAAATGTTATAGATCCTCCAGCTTATGGATTACGAAGAAGAGAAATACTAAATGATTTAGCTTTACTTACAAAATCTACTATAATCAACGAAGATTTAGGAGATGATTTAAATTCAATTCAAATTGATTACTTAGGTTCATGTAAAAAAGTATCTTCTACTAAAGATAAAACTATAATTCAAGTGAATGAGACTGATGATACAATAAAAGAAATTATAGAAAAAATAAAAGAAGATCTAAAGAAAAAGAATAAAGCTCATATAACTATTGACCTTGAAAGAAGATTAGCTAGATTATCAGCTAAAGTAGCAATAGTAAAAGTTGGAGCAAATTCTGATATTGAACTAAAAGAAAAACAAGATAGAGTTGAAGATGCTATTTGTGCTACGAAAGCCGCAATAAAAGAAGGTATCGTTCCTGGTGGTGGGATTGCATTATTAAATGCAGCTGTTAATATTAAAGAAGATAATGAATCTGAAAAAATATTAACGCGAGCTATATCAGCTCCGTTCAAAATAATATTAGAAAATGCTGGATTAACTCCGGTAATTCCTAAAAAAGACGGGGAAGGTATAGATGTGGTTACAGGAAATATGGTAAATATGGTTAAATCAGGAATTATTGATCCTTTATTAGTCACTAAAAGTGCTCTAATAAATGCGGCTTCTGTGGCAAGTACTATTTTATCTACTGATTGTGTAATTAATAATATAAGAATTGATGAAAGCACTAGGTAGAAATTTAATTATACAGAAAATAGAAGAAGGTACTACCGCAACCAAAGGCGGGTTATTATTAGCCGAAACACATAAAGAAGATATAAGATATATCAAAGCTCGGATAATAGATGTTGGAGATGAATTAGATATATTAAAAAAAGAAGATGTTATATTTTATGATAAACATGCCGGTCATAAAATAGAGATAGAAAATAAATCCTATCATGTAATAAAATCACATGATGTAGTTGTTGTTTTATGAAAAAGCTAGATGCAAGAGATATTAAAGATATGAACTTGTTAAAACATTATCGTATAATACGTAAATGGGCTTCCAGGAACAACAACTTAAAAGAAGCAGATTTAGAAATATTAATATATCTAGACTGTTTAGATTTATTTACTAAAAAAGATTTCGAATTAGGCGTGTATTCTTATAGTTGGGATAATAGAAGATGGAGTAGACTTATTAAAAATGATTGGGTGGTAGTATGGAGAAATCGTAATCGTACAACTCAAAAATATAATATCTATAAAGTATCTTTTAAAGGTAAACAACTAATAAGTAAAATCTATCGTATTATGTTGGGTAAAGAAGATATACCTGTAAGCGAGAGAAGAAATAATATAATAAAAGGAAATTCATATATGGATAAGGTATTAACTAAAGCCATATATAATGTAAATAAAGACAAATATTAAAAACAAAATTATGCACAACACAAAATATGATCCATCAATGGAAAAATTAAAACCTGGAAGTAAAGTTGGTATAGTAGGGGAATCTCATATATGGGATGGACCACTAGATCAAGATGGAAGACCTCATGGAGTAGGTTCTAGCTCAGGAATAACAGGTATGCAAATATTAAAAGCACCAATACCTTTCAAGGGTGTTAATGCTGTTTTATGTGCACAAGGTGATAAGTAATTATTAAAAAATTAAGAAATGAGTAAATATACAAAAGCAGTTAAAGTTATTCCTAGTAATACCCTTAATATACCTCAACCTGGTGTTTTAGATAGTGGAACTAGTACAGCTGGTGCTGGGGCTGGTGAAATAGAAGACACAGCGGCAGAATGGACTAATGCAGAAACAAATCCTCTAGGTTATAATATTAATGGTGGAGATGTTATATATGATACAACAGACACAACAATATCTGAAGTAAGTTATGTTGAAGATGACACAACTATTAAAATAAGTAATAATGATTTCCAAGGAGCTACACATGCTTACCAAATATACCAAGGTAATGTAGGTGGAGACAATGTCTATGATTTATTAGTAGGGGCAGCGCCTGGTGGCGATGTAACTGTGGTAACTGTAGATGGTTCTGAAATTGTAATTCCTCAAGCAGCAATGGCTGTGGGAAATGTAATAGAGTTAGGGGTTATAAGAGTACAGGCAAGTGCTGCAGCTACAGCGGCTGAATTTGTAGCATTACAAGAATAAAAAATTAGAAATTATGGCATATATACAAAATAACCCATTAGGAGCCGCTAAAAAAGTAGGGTCAACAAAAAATGATGCTAAAGCAGGTGGTAGCAATGCTGGTAAATATGACGCAAGTGAAGGGCCATTTTGTGGGCCATCAGGCGGTGCGCCAAAAGGAACCTATCCAGTTGGTAGTTTAAAAAGAGCTAAATCAGCTCTTAGTCTAGCACATAATGCACCAAAACCATCTGGAATAAAGTCTTGTGTATATAGACATTTTCCACAACTTAAAAAATAAAATAATGGGAACACATAAAGGACATACAGGACATTATACTGGAAATCGTCATGGGGCTGCAAAAAAAGAAGGACCAGCCCAGCAATGGGCTTTTAACCCAACTAGTGGTACAATGCCTTTTTCAGCTGGTTATCAGACTAATGACCAAATTCCACAACATTTAAGATTTGGACAAATGACCGCTGCTGCACTGAGTGGTAGCGAGCAAGGAACTAATCCTTTTGCAAATACTGGCCAAGGATCACAATATTCAACAGATTCTTCAACATATCAGCCAAACCAAGGCTTTATGCCTCAAAATGAATGGGGAAATTATAATCCCGCAGATCCTTTAGCTAATGTTTCATTGAGCTCGGCAAGTTTAGTAAAAGGAGGAGGAAGTGATACTAGAAAACGATTTGGGGTAAATCCAGCTAAAGCTAGTTTTGCTAGGCATCATAAGCCAATTGATTCATGGAATTTAGGTTAAAAATATAACAGTAGGGAACTGTATAAAACCCAAGTCAAACAACAACAACAACAACAACAAAAACAACAACAAAAATGGCAAAATTTATTAAATTTAACGTACAAAATACGTTGAATGCAGCTAATTTATTACTGCAAGGAACAAGATTATTAAATGTAGATCACATTGGTGATATAGCTTACAATGCCGCTACAGGTGCTGTAACTATCGTTCTTACCGCTCCAGCAGGTGCGTTTGGTGAGAATACAGGTAGTGCAGGTATTTCTGGAAGAGTAGTAACAGCGACAGCAACAACTACTTCAACTGGTACCGCAGCTGTACCTACAATTACTGATGGTGCATATGATCCAGCTAGAGCAATTTACAAAGCAATGACAGCTAATCCAGGCGGAGTAGTTTCTACGGCTCAATTAGGTAAAGATCAAGCAGGTACACCAGTACAAATGTATTGGTCAACATATGTAGTAGCAACTAACGATGAAGTATAATAACTATTAATTATAAATCCCTGTTAGTTTTCTAGCAGGGGTTTTAATAAAAAACAAATAAATGAAAAATAATAAAAAAGGACCAGCTGTGAAAGGAGCTGACATGTCTGTTCCAGGTGAAGATTATCAGTACATAGAAGATACTGAAGGTGCTGCAAGAGGCGGTAGAAAAGGTGATGAAAATGATGCAACAAAAGCAAAGGTTAAAGAAGTAAAAGCAAAAGCTACAAAAGATTATGATGGACCAGGTAGAATGGGTTATACTCAAAATTTTGGACCAGCTAGACAAGGTGGATACTCAAAAGGCGCTGCTAAAGTAAATTCAATTATGGGCAAAGGTCCTGCACAGGAGATGTCAAGAACGGATATTTCAAACTTTTCTGATTTTAGCGCAGAAGCAGTTGCAGCGAGAAAAAAGAAAGCAGCATCTAAACTGAGAGAATCTGCATATCTTGATTCACTAAATTTAGCAGTTAATCTAGGCAAAGGCACAGAAGCTAAACAACTCTATGGTACAGAATATAAAGGTTATGGTCACCAAAATCTGAGTGAAGCAGCTCATGCAAGCGCAACAGCGTTCCAAGCTAAAGGAGAGGGGCATGCACAAAGTGTTATAGATGATATCGTAAACATGAGTGCAGCAGCAAATACCCAAAAGAAAAAACTTAATCTTCCAAAAGCTTAGTTAGTATTAAGTAAATAATGGAAAATAAAGGTTTTGGTGATAGTATAGCTAACTTTACACAAAAAACAGGAATTAAGACCGTTGTTGATAAATTATCAACCGGTCTTAATATACCCTGTGGGTGTGCTCAACGCCAAGCATGGTTTAATAATAAATTTCCCAATAGAAATGAAAAATAAATTAAGAAATCTTAGTGGATTTAAACAAGGACCCGCACAATCTATGACTCGTGAAGATATGGAAAGGTTTAATATATATATTAATAGGGCTTTAAAAAAACCTACAATTGTTAGTAATATTAAACCACATGGTATTGTTAAAGATCCTAAAATTGGGCAGCAATATGATGAACATGGTTGGCCTATTTTTAATGATCCCGAAGATTTAAGATTACTTAAAAAACCTTTACCTGTAGTTAATGCTGAAGAAAATAAAAAGCTTACAACTTTTAATCCATCAGAAGAAGATAAAAAATTCTATAAAAAATTAAGAAGACGTGAAAGGCTTTAAAATAAATCCTCCTTTTCCCTTATATCCTGTTTCAGTTTTTGAAAGAGATATGGGAGATGATAATGCACTAGCCAGAACTAAGCGAAATGGTTCTATTGTTATTAATGAAGATTTAGAAGGTCCTCAAAAAAATGTGACTATAGGACATGAATTAACACATGTTGAACAATTTTTAGATGAAGCTAGAAATCCGGGAACTGGATTAGATTATAATGCTGAAGAAGGTTGGGTTATGTTTAAAGGTAAAAAATATCCATATAGTATGATGGAATCAGGAAATCCTAAAGCTAAATGGGAAATTCCTGCTTATAAAAATGAAAAAAAATATTCATAATGGTATTTTCTAAAAAAGGATTTTTAAAAAATAGTCCTGATATAAATAAACCTATAAATGTTATTCCTGGTAATAAAATCACTATGAAAGGAGTTGATTTTAAAGTACTAGGCACTGATGATAGAGGATATACAAAAGTAATGTATCCAGGTTATGATTATACATTCCCTGGAGCACAGTATGTTATAGAAAAACCTATAGATAATGGCTAAAAAGAAATTTAAAGATACAACCGTTGGGCAACTATTATTTGGGGCTGCCTCTATTATTAATCCTACTTTAGGAAATGTATTACAAGGTGTTTTGTCTCCAAAAGAAGCTATAGCAGAAATAACAAAATCTGATGTAAGTGCAGAAGATAAGATTAAGTTGCAACAAATAATATACGATCAACAAAATAAAGAAATAGAATCTATTACTTCCAGATGGGAAGCAGATTCTATGTCCGATTCATGGATGTCGAAAAATGTACGACCACTAGTACTAGTATGGTGTATATGTATATTTTCATTAGCGGGTATTTTAGACAGTGTAGAAAGTATACCATTTCATATAAATAATACGTGGAATGATACTTTTGAGAAGGTCATGATGGCCGTCGTTCTTGCCTATTTTGGCGGACGCACAACTGAAAAGGCAACTAGTATATTTAAAAAATAAATAATAATTAACAATTAAAATCAAATCAAATGGCAGAAAAAGTAAACAAAATTACAGAAGAAGAATTAAAAACTATTAAAGGACAACAACAACAAATCCAAAATGTGGTTTTTGATTTAGGCTCAATAGAAGCAAGAAAAATTGAACTTAGTGATGTATTAAAGCAAGTTAATGTAGCTTTAAATAACACTAAAAAAGAATTAGAAGAAAAGTACGGTCAAGTAAATATTGATTTAAAAGACGGATCTTATAAAGAAATGGTAGAAGAAGTAGCGACAGAAGAAGTAAAGTAAGATGAATTCTCTTATAAGAAAGATAAGTATAGGCGCAGACTATAAAAATGAAGCTATGCACTATTCTGTAGGGCAGCAAGTTTATGGAGGTCATGAGATTTCTCATATTTTGTTTAGTAGCAAAGATAATTCTTATAATGTTCACATAAAAAAAGGCGATGAGATATTGCCCTGGAAGAAGTTTAACTCTAACATGGCAATATCCATTGAATATGATTTAGAATACTAATGAAAGCTTTATATGATTTTATTATAAAACCCTTAGGGGAAACTTATGACAATAAAATTAAAATTGACGGAACAGAACTAATATTAAATACTAAAATAGAGAGTTTTAAATTTGTTAATAATTTAGCTATAGTTGTTGAAATCCCTTTAGAAATTGAAACTCCTATTAAAAAAGGTGATACTATTTTAATACATCATAATGTGTTCAGAACTTTTTATGATATGAAGGGTGTTAAAAAGAAATCTAGATCTTTTTTTAAAGATAATTTATATTTTTGTGCGCTTGATCAAGTGTATTTATACAAAAGAAAAGATAAATGGGAGTCTATTAATGAAAGATGCTTTATTCAACCTTTAAAAAATAATGACGCATTAACAACCGAAAAAGAACAAAGGCTTATTGGAGTATTAAAAATAGGTAATAGTTCATTAGAAGCGCTAGGAATACACGAAGGAGACACAGTGGGTTATACTCCATATGGAGAATATGACTTTATAGTAAATGAAAAGCGTTTATATTGTATGAAATCAAATGATATTGTTATAAAGTATGGATACAAAGAAAACCAAACTGAATATAATCCAAGCTGGGCGAATAGCTGTTGAAGAGTTAATCAAAGTAGCTAGAGAACCTATTGTAGATTCTAATATGGATATTTCCGCAGATAGACTTAAGAATGCCGCAGCTACTAAAAAGCTAGCTATATTTGACGCTTTTGAGATACTAACTAGAATCGAAGAAGAAAAAAATATATTAGAAGAAAAACCTAAAGTAGAAGAAAAGAAACACAATAAATTTAAAGGTTTTGCAGAAGGGAGGTCTAAATAATGGATGAGCCGGTATTGATGAAAATATTACCTAATCATATTGATCCTAAAGTTTTAAGGAGAAATAATAGATATAAGAAATGGAAATATGGTTATGATGAAGATCATGATATTATATATATAGGAAAAACCGGTGAAATAGGTGATGTATATGAAATACAAAATTTAAAAATTGCATTACCAAAAGCACCTAAAGACATAATAAAATTTAAGAATGATAGTTGGGAACGTGTTCTTATTCCAAAAGTTTTAAATAAAATCAGAACTATTTTTGATTGGGAACAATATCCTGATGATTTTAAAGAAAAATGGTATGATTATATTGATGAAGAATTTAATAAAAGAGAAGAAGGGTTTTGGTTTTATAATAAAGGTATACCAATATATATAACAGGTACACATTATATGTACTTACAATGGAGTAAGATTGATGTTGGACCACCAGACTTTAGAGAAGCCAATAGATTATTCTTTATATTCTGGGAAGCTTGTAAAGCAGATGACAGGTGCTACGGAATTTGTTACCTTAAAAATCGTAGATCAGGATTCTCTTTTATGGGGTCTGGAGAAGTAATAAATCTAGCAACAATATCAAGTGATTCCAGATATGGAATATTATCTAAAACTGGACAAGATGCTAAAACAATGTTTACTGATAAGGTTGTACCAATTTCAGTAAATTATCCATTCTTTTTTAAACCGATTCAAGATGGTATGGATCGACCTAAAACAGAATTAGCATATAGAGTTCCAGCTTCTAAATTTACTAGAAGAAAGATTATAAGTGGAGAAATGGCAATTGATCTACAAGGCCTTGACACTACAATAGATTGGAAAAATACTGGAGACAATAGTTATGATGGTGAAAAATTAAAACTATTAGTACATGATGAATCTGGAAAATGGGAAAGACCTAATAATATATTAAATAACTGGAGAGTTACAAAAACTACATTAAGACTTGGTAGTAGAATTATTGGTAAATGCATGATGGGAAGCACCTCAAACGCTTTAGATAAAGGTGGGGATAATTTTAAAAAATTATATTATGATTCAGATGTTACAAAAAGAAATGCCAATGGACAGACTCGCTCAGGACTTTATAGTTTGTTCATTCCTATGGAATGGAATTACGAAGGATACATTGATTCTTATGGATTACCTGTATTCATTAAACCGAAGGAGAAAACAACCGATACTCATGGGACGCCAATAAGAATAGGTGTAGTTGAATATTGGCAGAATGAAGTAGATGGATTAAAAGATGATCATGATGCTTTAAATGAATTTTATAGACAATTCCCACGAACTGAAGAACATGCATTTAGAGATGAAGCTACATCCTCATTATTTAATTTAACCAAGATATATGAACAAATTGATTGGAATGCTGATGTTAAAAATAGTGGTTTAGTAACACAAGGAAATTTTCACTGGATGGATGGCGTAAAAGATACTGAAGTTGTCTTTGCACCTAATAATAAAGGGCGATTTTATGTTTCTTGGGTACCTTCATATTATTTACAAAATAAAATAATAAGTAAAAATGGATTTAAATATCCTGGCAACGAACATATGGGTGCTTTTGGATGTGATCCATATGATATATCGGGGACAGTTGATAAAAGAGGTTCTAATGGATCGTTACATGGTTTAACTAAATTTAGTATGGATAACCATCCTCCTAATCATTTTTTCTTAGAATATATAGCTAGACCCCCTACCGCAGAGATATTTTTTGAAGATGTATTAATGGCATGTATATTTTACAGTATGCCAATACTTTGCGAAAACAATAAACCAAGACTATTATATTATTTTAAAAGAAGAGGTTACAGAGGATATTCTATAAATAGACCAGATAAAATATATAATAAATTATCAGTAACAGAAAGAGAAATAGGTGGAATACCTAATTCAAGTGAAGATATTAAACAAGCGCATGCAGCAGCAATAGAATCTTATATAGAAGACTATATAGGGTTAAGACAAGATGGTAGTTATGGGGATTTATATTTCCAAAGAACATTAGAAGATTGGGCCAAATTTAATATAAACAATAGAACATCTCACGATGCTTCTATAAGTTCTGGACTTGCTGTAATGGCTTGTAACAAAAATAAATATAGACCTAATCCTATAATTGATAGAAAAATTTATGATTTGGGGATTAAAAAATTCACAAACACAGGAGAAGTTTCAAAAATAATTGAATAAATGAAAATAAACACTAATTCTAATAGCGCTTTCCCAAGTCAGGTAGTACCAGACATTGAAAAAGCTTCAATTGAATATGGTTCCCAAGTAGCGATGGCTATTGAGACAGAATGGTTTAATCATGGTAGGACTAATGGTAACAGATATTTAACAAATTGGAATAATTATCATTATTTAAGATTATACGCGAGAGGGGAACAACCTGTACAAAAATATAAAGATGAATTAGCAATTAATGGAGATTTATCATATTTAAATTTAGATTGGAAGCCAGTTCCTGTTATTTCTAAATTTGTAGATATAGTTGTAAATGGTATATCTAATAAAGAATATGATATTAAAGCTTATTCTCAAGACCCAGAATCTGTAAAACAAAGAACTAATTATGCTACAGCAATAGCAGAAGATATGATTGCAGCTAAGCAAATAGCACAAGCTAAGCAAAATCTAGGTATTGATCTTCAAAGATCTAATATAGCTCCTTTAGATATGCCTAGAACCACAGATGAATTAGAACTTCATATGCAATTAAGTTATAAGCAGGCTATAGAAATTGCTGAAGAAGAAGCTATTACGCAAACATTAGCACAAAATAAATGGGATTTAACTAAAAGAAGATTAAATCAAGATTTAGTAACTTGTGGAATAGCATGTGCTAAAACTAGCTTTAATAAGTCTAATGGAATAACTATTAACTATGTGGATCCAGCATATGTAGTATATTCTTATACAGAAGACCCAAATTTTGAAGATATATATTATGTAGGTGAAGTTAAATCTATTACAATACCAGAGCTTAAAAAACAATTTCCTGATATTTCCAACGAAGAATTAGAGAGAATTCAAAAAATGCCTGGGAATAGACAATACATAACAGGGTGGGGTAATTATGATAATAATACAGTTCAGATATTATATTTTGAATATAAAACTTACATGAACCAAGTATTTAAATTAAAACATACCGATAATGGATTAGAAAAAATAATCCAAAAAACTGATGAATTTAATCCTCCACCAAGTGATAACTATAATAGGGTTTCTAGAAGTATAGAAGTATTATATGAAGGAGTTAAAGTATTAGGTACTAATACTATATTAAGATGGGAACTTGCTGAAAATATGACAAGACCCATTGCTGATACTACAAAAGTAGAAATGAATTATGCAATATCTGCTCCTAGAATGTATAAAGGTAAAATTGAATCTTTAGTTAGTAAGATAACGGGTTTTGCTGATATGATCCAATTGACTCATTTAAAAATGCAACAAGTATTAGCTAGAATGGTACCAGATGGGGTATTTTTAGATATGGATGGTTTAGCAGAGGTTGATTTAGGGGATGGTACTAACTATAATCCAGCAGAAGCATTGAATATGTATTTCCAAACTGGTTCTATAGTAGGTAGATCACTTACTCAAGATGGAGAATTAAATAGAGGTAAAGTTCCTATTCAAGAACTTACTTCTTCAGCCGGTGGGGCTAAGTTACAAAGTTTAATACAAACTTATCAATATTATTTACAGATGATAAGAGACGTGACCGGGTTGAATGAAGCTAGAGATGGTAGTATGCCTGATAAAGATGCTTTAGTAGGTTTGGCTAAAATGGCCGCTAATCAATCTAATATTGCAACTAAACATATTAATCAAGCTAGCCAATTTATTGCACTAAGAATTTGTGAAAACATTTCTAAAAAATTAGTAGATGTATTAAGTTTCCCTTTAACACATAATGCATTAATAGAAAGTATTTCATTATTTAATGCACAAACATTAGCTGAGGTTGCTAATTTAAATAATCATGATTTTGGTATATTTTTAGAATTAGAACCAGAAGAAGAGGAAAAACAAATGCTTGAACAAAATATACAAATAGCATTACAAGCAGGTGGTATCGAATTAGAAGATGCAATAGATGTCCGCCAAATAAAAAACCTTAAATTAGCAAATCAATTGCTAAAACAAAGAAGGAAAAGGAAAGTAGAAAGAGATCAAGCACAGCAACAAGCTATGATAGAAGCACAAGCAAGGGCTAACGCCGAGGCTTCTGAAAAAGCAGCAATGGCAGAATTGCAAAAACAACAAGCCATGACTGAACAAAAAGTAAGTGTAGAGCAAGCAAAATCTCAATTTGAAATACAACGCATGCAAACAGAACTTGAAGTAAAACAACAATTAATGGCACAAGAATTTGAATATAATAAACAATTAGTGCAATTAGAAAAAAGTGTTACTTCAGCAAAAGAAACGGAAATGGAAGACCGTAAAGATAAAAGAGTACGCATACAAGGTACACAACAAAGTGAACTTATTCAACAAAGGCAAAATGATGGGACTACTAGAGATTTTGAAAACCAAAATACTGGTTTAGGGGATTTAGGAGTTGATGCGTTTATGCCTATGTAATTATTAATTTTATAATATTATATTATGCCAACAGAAGTAAGACAAGAAGGCGACTTTAAGTTAAAGTCCAAGCCTCGAAAACCTAAAAATTTAGGAGAAGTAAAAAATGAACCTTTAAAAGTAGATCTTAATGATCCAGATGCACAAGGAAAAGTTGTGCCTGATAATGTAAAAATAAAGGTTAAAACAGAAGATTTAAAAACACTAGGAGATGCCGTTCCAAAGCGAAGCGCAGGAAACGTTCCTGAAACACAACAAACCGGAGATATACAACGAATGGATGACGAAGTACGGCCCAGCAAAAACGTGGAAGTACAAGAATCCAAAGAAGTTGTTAAATCTCCAGAAAACCCAATTGAAGAAATAACTGAAGAAGTTAAAGAAGAAGTTGAGGTAAAAAAATCTAAAGAAAAAACAGTAGAACAACCACAACCTGAACCGGTTCCAGAAGTTGTTTTACCTGAAAATATAGAAAAATTAGTTTCTTTTATGAAAGAAACTGGGGGTAGTATAGAAGATTATGTAGCATTAAATAAAGATTATTCTAAAATAAATGATACAAATATTTTATATGAATATTACTCCAAAACGAAACCACATCTTGATAGAGAAGAAATTGCCTTTTTATTAGAAGATAATTTCACTTTCGATGAAGAAGTGGAGGAAGCAAGAGCGATCAAAAAGAAAAAGCTTGCTTTCAAAGAAGAGGTTGCACAAGCCAAAAGCTACTTAGACAGTTCTAAACAAAAATATTACGACGAAATCAAGTTGAGACCGGGCGTAAATCAAGAACAACAAAAAGCTTTAGACTTTTTCAACCGTTACAATGAGCAGCAGGAAATAGCTACAAAACAACACGAAGATTTTAGAACTCGTACTAAAAATCTTTTTTCTGATGAATTCAAAGGTTTTGATTTCAATGTAGGAGAAAAGAAATTTAGATATAAAGTTAATGAACCTTCTAAGGTTGCTGAAAATCAAATTGATGTTAATAATTTTTTAGCCGATTATTTGGATAAAGAAGGTAATATGTCAAATGAAAAAGGTTATCACAAAGCTATGTATGCTGCAATGAATGCTGATAAAATTGCTCATCATTTTTATGAACAAGGAAAGGCCGATGGCATTAAAAATGTTATTGAAACTTCAAAAAACCCATCCACAGACGGACCGAGGCAGGTTGCCGATGGAAACGTTTTTATAGGCGGATTAAAAGTAAAATCGATTAGTGGATTAGATTCAACTAAATTAAAAATAAAAACAAGAAAATTTAACTAATTAAAAATTATAAATTATGGCTTTAAGTCCTCAATTTGGCTCGATCGTACCGAGTCAATCACAATTGGCACTTC